ACAGCATAACCACCTAGTGCAATTAAAGACCACGATTTACCACCTCCTGGATTACCAAATATGAGACCAAAATCTCCATTTCCCAATCCACCTTGTAGAAGATCATTGATACGGTCCCAGGGAGTTGGGATAACTGTTCTGTGATCTTCTCTATAACGCGATTCAACATCTTTATTATATTCATGTCCAACATTTTTATCTTGTCCAGCTTTTAAAGCATTTTCAACCATTGACTTAATCGAATCATAATCACCAGCTTTTAACAAATCAACACTATTTAAAAGTGCTTGTTTTAATTGTTGGTTCTTACAAAATGTTGAAAATTCTTCTCTTACATATTCTAAATCATCGGCTGATGCTTCATATGCTTCTCTAAGTTGTTCTCGAATTGAAACTTTAAGTACCTCATTTGTTACCTTTTTTAATTCTACTTTTAGAATATCCATTGAAGGAGTTGTGTGGTACTTGTCATAATACCTTAGGATTTCTTTTATAATCCATTTATGTGCTTGGTTATCCCAGTATTCCTCACTAATAATATCATGAATATTAGTTAAAAACTCTTTATGAGTTAATAGTGCTGATATTACTTTTATTTGGAATGCTGTACCATATTGGTTTAAACTTACTAGTGTCATTTATTATAACTTAATTTTTCAAAAACATCTTTTACCCAAAACTCTAAATTCCTAATCATACCACCTAATTTATCTTCGTTATAGAATGCTATGAACTGGTCAGGAATATAATTTAAGTTTTTGGATTTTACAACCTGATTTAGATAATTTTTATCATTTTCATCTAACATAGGATTTGATAAATCCATGATTTTATAATTTTTCTCTAATGCATCAATATCTTGAATAATTCGAGCATAAATTACGTGTTCTTTAAATTTACCTTCACAGATGTTATAAACATCATCTAATGTTAGATCTTTTTCCTGAAGTTCAGGAAATAATTTGTACAACTTTTTTTCACCTAAACCCTTAACACCTTTAACTTTATCAGAATTATCACCCATAAGTGTTTTATAAATGATAAAATTAGAAGGAGACATATTAAATTTTTCTTTAACTACTTCTTCAGTATAAAATTCTTTCTCCATTGGTCTATAAACAATAATATTTTTGTTTACTAATTGAAGAAAATCTTTATCGGAAGAAACAATAAATACTTTATCTTTTTCTTGCTCAGGCAATACAGTACATAAATGAGCAATAATATCGTCTGCTTCTACTTTATCAAGTGATACAGTTTTAACTGGTAAGGTTTTTAAGTATTGGATGATACGAATAATTTGATCTACTTTAGCATCATCTTCATCATCATGACTATCAAATACTTCCCAATTAGTGATACGTTGTAGGTTTCTACCTGATTTGTATTCGGGGAGCAGGTTTTTACGGTTATTAGCCGAACCTGCCCCATCGAATACTACATAAACACTAGTTGGATCAATTTGACGTATTAGAGCACCCAGTGATCGAAAAAATCCACCAAGCCCCCCGACATGGACTCCATCAGGGTTTACAGCATTAAGCATTGCAAAGTTTCTAAAGAATAGATTTAAACCATCTATCATTAATATCCTTTGTCCTTCTACAGTCTCTTCTCCTTGCTCATCAAGGTTGTCGAGGAGCTTAAGTAAATCTTTCTTTTTCATATTTTATTCTGGTTCGTTGATGTGGATTTCGATATCAGTATAATCTTGATCTTCTTCAATTATATTGAAATCTACGCCCCCTAAGATACTTTTCCAAGTATCTCCATGATCATCTTTATAAGCTTTTAAAGCTTTATCAGTATCAAGAATAAAACCGTGTGGAGTCATTACAATTTTACCTCTTGTAGTAACACCATTAATGTGGTTTTTATCAATCTGGATATTAGTACGTTTGGCAAATTCTACTTGTTTACCATCTTTAATTGCTTTAATTTTAGATGTACCTGCAGACATAACATTACCAAATGTTACAACAAACGTTGAATCAAACCACATAGCGTATCCTCCTTTGTTCATCAACTTGGGTTGTCCCATTGGAGATTCCGGTTTTAGAGTCCATACCTTATTAATACACACAAGGGTATTGGTGTATGGGTTACTCTCTTTACGAGACAATGTAATACGCTGGTTTACGTTATTACCAAATTGAGTTGACATAGCACCTGCGTTCCATTCATTATTGTTCTTGTTTGATTTAATAGACATCTCACAAGGAACAGAACCAATTGAATCCCACAAGAAAAGCAAATCATAAGGTAGATTACCTTTTTTCTGCTCATCAAGTAGATCCAAAATAAATGATGCTACGTCTTCAATTGTATTAATTGTTTCACGATCAACATAAATAAAGCTACCATTATAGTCTAGGATTTCTCCTGTTTCTTCATCTACAACCTCATTAACTTCAAGGCCCATTTGAACAGCATGTTCCCAGTTCCATTTCATCTCAGTGATAATGAATACTGGTAGAATGCCTCGCTTCTGGGCTGATACGGCTGCTTCAATTAAAGCAGTAGTTTTACCCGTATCAGAATGCCCACGAAGCAATACAATATGGCCTTGAGGAATACCTGGTACAGAAGTAATTTCTTGAAATGCATCCGAAAGTGGAATCCAGGTTTGCTCTTTAAATTTAGCTTTTGATGTCAGTCCTTTCTTATTCTTAAAGCTATCTAGGTTAAAGTTCGCTTTAATTTCAGAGGAGACTGCCTCCGATAGAGACTTTTTAGTTTTTCCTCTTGGCATATTGTTTTAATTAAAATGGTAAATCGTCATCTTCTTCTCCAAACAAATCATCAAACTGTTCTGTTTTTGTTTTTTTAGGAGCTGTTGAAAGACTATAATTTGATTTAGGAGATTCTTTAATATCAGAATCGAAATCTTCAGCAGGTTCAGAAACAATATCACCTTCTTCTTCATCTTCAGGTGACAACCATTCTTGAAGTGCTTCTTTCATCTCATCATAAGAAAGTGGTTTAAATACTTTCAAAGGATCAGCTTGATTTTCAAGTAAAGATTTAACTGTATCTTCACTATCTGAAAGTGGAGATGTTTTCAATGAAGGACCAATTGAAGTTTTGTTGTAAGGAGTACCTGTAACTTCAGGACCTACAGTCGTTAATTTAATATCACGACCTGAAACAATATCAGTAAAATCACCAATTTCTTCATCAGCAGCCATATTCAAGAATTCTTGGTAAACTTCTTTACCAAACTGCCACAATTTAACACCTTCGTCTTCTTGACCACGAACTACGATAGGAGCAAAAACACGAACTTTAGCATCAAGTTTTTTAGCCAAACGCCAATTTTCTTTATCGTTTGTACCACGAAGTTGTTTAGCAAACTCCATAATAGGATCTTTCTCACCCCAGTTAGTAGGTGAAGCCATTACGCGTTTACTACCAATACCGTAGTAAAACATCATTTCCGAAAATGGGTTTGATTTGTTGTACTTAGAAGGAACAACACGAATAAGTTGTTTACCGACTGAGGGTTTCCAGAAGAGGTTTTTATTACCTCCACCACTGTTAGTTGATTGCTTGTTCAGTGAGTCCAAGCGCTTTTTGATTACGTCTAAATCCATAATGTAACTAATTTTTAATGTAACTAAATATAATAACCTTTGGTATGGACACCAAATTAAAGTTCAATAATTTTGTAAATCTTGGTTTTTAATTGTTTTAATTCATCGTGTTGAGTAAGTAGAATAGTATTTTTATAATGTTGCCATTCAATAGGAAATCTAGTATCAACTACACCACCATTTAAACGCTTAATTAATTCATTCAAAGCGTTAATAGTATAAAGTGTATTAGATTCCTTTTTACGGTGAACTAAAATAGTATTAGGGGGGATATCAGACACGTTACCCTGATCAATGTTATAAGTACAAACGTACTCATCATTACTCTTAACGTGTAATACAAATATTTTATCGTACATCACCTTGTATCTAGATGTAATCCCATCAATTAGATTATCTAAATCTTCAAGTGTGGAAAATGTACAAAACAGTTTATTATTCAAATCGCGTATATTTAAAGTAGAAAAATCAATGAAATCGTCTACCTTATACATATGAGGGGATTTATCTAAAATCGTATGTGTCTCCATAACTATATTTTACCTGTAACTTGTGTTGGTTAAAAACTTTTAATATTTCTTTTATAACTTCTTTTTCATTTTTATCAAGGTCAAGCAAAAAACTATCATAAGTATATAATACCAATTTAGTATTTTTACCTTTTAATAACCTAAATATTTCCCACAATATACAAACGTTTGTAGACGTCTCCAAGTTTTGAAGAACATAATTCAACAACTTTTGTGGTTTCATATCTTCTAAATTCCACTCGGCAAAAATATGCCCCGAAATAGGGCTCTCAATCCAACCATTTTCTTGATAGTTTGCCCACAACTCGTCAGTATATACTTGAACCTTTTTAAAGAATTCCAGCTCCTTATACTGTTCAAATACTCCTCCGTATAGTTGTTTAAATGTTAATTCTTTAGCTTTTTGATAATCCACCCCGTACATTTCGGCAAAAGCAGAGTGAATATCTCGCTCACCAAAATCATAGTCCACAAGATTAGCCAAAAGGGTAGGATGATAAGCGCTAATATCCAATTCAAACAAATAGTCGTTACGCGGGATAAAACACTTTCTGTCTCCATTTTCTTTATTAATTGCGGCATAATTTACTCCTCCAAATCGGTTTGCGGGTCGTCCTGTAAGGGTTTTAAAGTTGAATTGAGTGTAGGTGTATTCTGAATCGAGTAAGTGAAAACGCGATTCAAATTCTTCTCTGTTAACTCGTAAACCACTTCTTTCAATGGCGTTGAACACCACTGTGGCTCTGTCATTGTAAAACTTGTTAATTGGCTCATTTATTCTGTCTTTTAGATCTTCAAAAGTTTTCTTACAATATTCATAGTGTTTTACTATCGGAATAATGCGGTTTATATCTTTTTTGTTTGGGAATTTTTGGTAAAAATAAGAATGAGTTTGTGTATATTCTTGTATATACGGAGGCGAGTTAAGTGTAATGTCAAAGAGCCCTTTTAAAATAAAATAATGTAAAAACTCTTTCTTATCGCGTACATATACACGTTTAAATTTATCTAATACACGTTTTACCTCGTTTATATTAAGCGACAAAGTCTCACTATGGTCAATCGATGTAATGTATCCTTTTGTTGAATTTAACGGTCGAATATAGATAGCACAAATACCGTTTTCGACAGGATGAATTTTGTTTGAGTAAGGAATTATCTCAACGAATGCATCTTCGAAACCACTATTATATAACTCTTCTAATTGATCTTGACTTTCAATCAACCAATACATAACTTTTGTTTTCCAATAATATAAGGAAAATTTATGGAATCTCCCCGCTAGTTTTAGAATTTAATGAAACTTGGTAAGTTTTAAATTCCTCAGAAGGTGGATTTTTAGAAGCATCATAAAATTTACCGTAATTAAAATTAAGAAATTCTTGTAATCCTCTTTTTTTAATCCTTCTTTCAGCAATCAAAACCATATTTCTATTAATAGTTTCTACTTCTTCTAAAGTTCCATTTAGGGTCCATGGGAGCTTAAATAATCGATACATAGCCCAATCATAGTCCCTACTTTTATTGCGTATTTTTAAGAATGTTTCTTTATTTAATTCAATAAAAACAGTTTCATTTACTTTAGTACAAAAATATCTTGTAAAAGCTCCTAATTTATAATCATCTAAAGTAGGTTGTGGGTAATAAGTTGTTGGGATCTTTCTAACTTTACTTACATCAATTTTTTTAACTCGATTATAATCATTTACCATATCCATATTTTGAGTTTGGTTCTGGTAGGTAAGGAAATCGTAGTTTTCAGCGTAATTTTCTATAAAAATAGCTCCTTCTGGTGGGGTTAATTCCCAAAGAAGTTTGCTTTGATCAATAGTAACTAATTCTTCACTAGGGAGATCATCAGGATTTTTACCCGTAAAGAATCTCCCATCGAAAGTAGCCCAATAAAATCCCTTGTATTCAGTTCCATCAATGAATTTTTGGTATTCACCTCCGCCGGTAAATAAATTAGTTTTTACTCTGTTCTTTGGTATGTACATTATCCAAATCCTTTTAAATCTTTAAATATTGGCGCTATATGTGCAGAATACTCTTTTACATAGTCCTTAACTTTTTGATCATATATTGACTTAGGTAATTGCCCAGGTCCTACATCACCTAAATTTTTAATTCTCATTTTAAAACTACCTTCAGGAGCTAAAGTGCCATACATTTTAGCTAATGCTTGAGATGATTGACCTTTAGCAGGATCTAAATATGAAGTACCAGTTGATTTAGGATCACCAGCAGTACCTGTAAAGGTATAAGTGTAATTGTTTCCTGAAGAATCAAATCCTTTATCTGAGGTACCGGTAACTTGGGTTCCATTAAATGTAAATGCAGGGCCTATACAACCCATTAACCAACCAACAGCTTTAGGAGCTGTGTGAATTAGAACTGAGCTTCTTGAATATTGATCACTTGCTCCTGCTCTAAGTTGATCGTATCTCCATTCATTTTTTTCATTGCCTATAACGTGGAAACAACCCCCATATTTACTACTAACCATAGCTTTAACCCTATATTTATCATTTGGAGGAATACAACTTACCCCATTCTGATTGTTTTTCCAAGGCAATTCAATTGTAGCTAAAGTATATAAAACAGTTTTTTCATCTTTATCAAACACCCACATAACCCCATAAGTAGCAAGACCGTTATCAGCTATACGACGTAAAACAACTCTAACTTTTTCATCTTCATTGTTTTGAGCTGGAGCAGGTGCTGGTAAAGGTGGGGCGTTTTCTCCACCCTGATTTTTCTTAACGTAAGTTTTTGGTTTACCCGGAGCAATTGTTCCTGAATCTGTAGTTCTAGTAGATTGACCCGTAGAATTTGTGGTTAAAGGTTTACAAATAGTTTCTATTTTTGTAGTCCACCCATCTAAACCTACACTATGAGAATAACTTTTAATAATTAAACCAATTGAATCAGTTTTATATTGGTAAGGAAGACCTTTACCATCGGTTCTAAATGCTTCATAAATTTTCATCCCAGCTAAACCATCAAGAGTCATACTAAAATTAAAAGGTAAAAATATATTAGGTTCACTTTTTCCTTCTTGATACAGCTTAGCTTGTGCTTTTTTAGACCAGTTACCAACTACGTTTTTTAAAGGTGAAACATAATCACTTCCTAATTCATATCCTTCATAAACTTCATCAAAAGCATCTGCTACTTCTTCAGTCCATAAAGCATCAAATTCATCTTTAGGAGCATTATCATCTAAGTCATCTTCGTCTTCTGTTGCTTCAGCTTTAATTGGGGTAAGACGATCAATTAATCCTTTATTATAGGTAGAAAAAGCTGTTGCGTTAGCATTATTTCGGGAACCATTGCTTTGAGAGCCAACAGATATTAAAGTAGCAAAACTTTCATTCAATTCTGCTTTTAAATCAAAACTACGAATAAAAGATCCTTCTTTACCATCATCATTTAAACCAAAAGTATTAAATGTAGCAAGTTGATCAGGATTATTTTCAACTGAGTTTTGAGGGGTTTCAGATATAATAGTAACAGTATTTGTTACTTCATCGTATAATACTCTAAAAGTATTAATTCCACCTAAGTTTCTATTTATAGCATCTAAAACTTTTTTTAAGAAAGGATAAAATGGGACATCTCCAGTTTCTTCATCTCTTAATTCATATAAACATTTTGTAATAAAATCAATTTCAACAAAAACATTTGCTAATTTTCCTAAAGATCTATCACTATCATGTTG